TTTGTGGTGGAGGCTGAGACGAGGTCCGTCCCGTACGGACCTCTGTCAACCACAGGGGTGCCGGAGACCTCACTCAACGGCCAGTGAGCGATGATGTCGGCGGTAGCGAGGACGCGCATCTTCGATCGGGGCGGTGCCAGCGCGCGCATCAGGCCTCCCGCAGTTCGAGGTCGAGCACGCGTGCATTGGTGCGCTGGGTGCCGGCGAGCACGACGGCGCGCTGCTGCAGGCGCGTCACCCGACCGAGGATGTCGACGCCGCCCACGTCCTCGACCACATCGCCTCCGAGGCGCACGCGCGGAAGCGCCGGCCACGCGTTCGCGGCATGGAACGCGTACAGGCTGGCGACCCACGACGTCGGCACAACGAACGGAAGCACGACGACGTTGCTGTAGTCGTAAGCCGCTGCGACGTTGGCGTTGGAGTACCCCCACAACGACGTCGTCGAGCCCACCGCGATCCAGTTGCCGACGCCGTACGACCCAAGCACGCCATTGCGCCACGTCGACACGCCTGCGGGGTTGGCCGTCGCACCGCGGGTGACGCCGACGGCGCCCGTGATCAGGTGGTGGAAGTAGGCCGTGCCGTCGCCGCCGTCGGCGACCGAGATCTTTTTCCACAGCAGCAGTGTCCACCCCTTCGTCGCCAGCCACCCGCCTGGCACGCTGAGGCGACGAGCGAGGTCAAAGCCGACGCTCAAGCCCGAAGCAGGCGTCACCCTGCCCGTGCTGAGCACACCGCCCGTGGCAGCAGTCGTGAACGTGCCCGACGACGGCCCCAGACCCTTTGTGGAGATGGCCGCGCCCCCGGCCCCGGTGAAGGGCCAGCACTGCCCCTCACCTTCGACCAGCCGGCGCCACGCTTCGCCCTCGCTGGCCGTGTGGATGACGCTCGACGACTGCCACTTGCGCTTGCGTGCGATTCGGGTGGAGAGCCCCGTGCCGCCCAGGCTGCGAGTGTCGACCTCGCCGACCTCGTCGGGTGATTCCTCGACGCTGTCAGCCTTCTGCGGCCACGGCACACCGTTGATCGAAAAGTGGGGCATGCCGCAGCGTCAGCGACGCAGAAGCTGAACGAGAACCGTGCCAAGCGGCACGATTCAGTTGCTGTCGTCGTCGTTGCTCCGCCGGACGCCACCGACAACGACGCCGCGCATCTTCATCAGCCCCTTACGGACCGCCTTCGACACGTCGCTGTCCTGCATGACGAACGTGACAGGGCCGTTGAAGACGGCGCCGCCGGCAGCGTTCGTCCTGCCACCATTCCTGCCGCCACCACCACCGCCACCATTCCCGCCACGGCCGTCGGCAGCGCCGTACTCGGCGAGTGGCACGCGGTACCAGCTGGGCACGTTCGACATACTGCGGCCCAACTCGTTGGCCTCGTCAGTTGTGTCGTCGAGCACGCTCCCCAACTCCTGCACTGAGCGCGTGGGGAAGTTGCCGATCGTATCCTCGACGTACGTCTGCATCGTGTTCATCAGCACGCCGAAGTTCTCGAACGGCCTCTTTCCTGCGATTTCGAGTCCGCGCACGAACATGATCACGCCGTTGTAGATACCTACGAATGCATTGTAGACGACTGCTACGCCACTGATGAGCGGGCGAAAGAAATACTCGTCGAGGATCGAAGTCCCTACCGTGATGAGGTCAAAAAACCCCATGAATCCACTCACCACGAGCAAGAATATATTCACGAATGGCATTGCTATCTGGACGAATCTGACGAGGTAGAGCGCAAGGGCCGCGATCGGCTCGCTGAGCGCCACGATGATGGGCGACAGCGCAATAAGCACCGTGCCAACGACGTCGGCAAGCACTCCAAGCACCATGAAGATGGGGCTCAACGCACCAACCACAACACCAAGGGCATCGAAGATCGGTGTGAGGACGCCGAGGCTCTCGACGAGATCGGCAATCAACTGATCCAGCATCCCGCCAAGCATCCCGCCCATAGCGGAGCCGAGCCCCCCACCAATCGCGCCGCCGATGCCAGGCGCGACCGCGTTGCCGATGACCGTGCCGCCTGCACTGCCAAGCATCGACGCTGCGCCAGACAGGTTGCCGCTGGCAGCGGCGCCTGCAGCATCCATGGCGACGGCACTCAGGCCGTCGGCGAATTGCTCGAGCGGCGTACGCAGCGTCGCAACCACTTCGCCTGCAGCGAGGAACTCAGCGTTCATCTGGTCAATTTCGTCCGCCGTCGCGTAGGCCGCATCGGAGATGACGACGATCGCCTTCTCCGCTTCTGACTGCATCTCGGCGAGTTCGTTGGCTCCTTCAGGTGTGATCGTTGGGTTCGCCCACGACGCCGTCGACTTGGTGCCAGCGCCGTTCACGTCCGCAAACATCGAAGCAACCGCCTCGAGTGCCTGAGTCTTCGTCAGCACTTCGGCGGCAACGCTGAGGGTTCGCGTGGCCGTCTCCTTGCGTGCGAGGTCGGCCTTGAGCTGGTCCTCCATCGCCTGGATTTGCTCGGTCGCGTGTTGGTTTTCGAGTTCGTAGAGCGCGTTCTTTTCAGCGTCGACGACGGCCGCAAGCTTGCGCAAATCTTCAAACTGCGCCTGCTTGTCCGAGTCGAGGAACGGTCTGGGCATCGGTTCGAGCCCCAGGCGCTGCACCTCGCTTGGGACGCTTGCCATCACGCCGCGGTCGTAGGCAGCGCGGCCGAACAGCGACTTTGCCTCGTCGAAGCTCTTCTCGGCTGCTGCGACGGACTGCTCTTGCTTGACGATACGGATCGTTGTGCCCCGCGCCATCGCCTCCATCTCAATGCGAACGTCGGAGATCACGCCGTGAAGCTCGTCGAGCCGGCTCTGGGCCTTCTGGATGTTCTCGTCTGCAGCTTTGCCGAAGTCGCCCCAGTGTTTCGTCACCTGGGTCGCCGCGACCAACACGAGACTGAGCACGCCGGCGAGCCCCATGCCCCCGCCGAGCGACATGATGAGCGTCGGGATGTTGTTGAGCACGCCGGCGATGCCGTACTGCATGTCTTCGAATGCGCGGCTGGCCTCGAGCACAGCACCGCCCATTCCGCGATGCGCCGTCGTCGCTGTCGAGGTCGCCGCGACGATCTTCTGCTGCACCGACACCGACACCTGCTGCGCACCTGTGAGCCGATTCAGCGCGCCAGTCGTCTGCTCGAGCTCGAGCCGGAGCGCGTGCACCTTGCCCTCGTCGCGCTCGGTCGCTTGTGCGGCCGCGACGAGCGCGCTCGCAAGTCCAGCCTGCTTCGCACGCAGCTCGTCGACACGGCTCGTCGTGCGCATGACCGCATCGGCGACGGCCTTGGCTCGCGACTCGAACGTCGATGCAGCGTCGGAGACGCGCTTGAACGCATCGACGGCGCCCCTTGCGTCGCCGTCGAGCGTGACCATCGCGGAGCCGGCGTTGAACGTCATTGATCGTCCTCTGGCATCTCAGGGACGACGTCGTCCCAGCCTGCTTCGCGCTCGATGGCCTTCTGGTCGCGCAGCGCCTGCATCGCGTCTGCTTCGGCGAGAATCGCGTCGACGTCGTTGAGCAGGTCCTCGCCGGAGTCTTCACCCATCAGCTCGGCCACGCTCACCTTCTCGCTGCTCCAGAGGTTGATGGACGTGGACACCTGCCACGCCACCAGCCTCGTCTGCTCGCGCTCACGCTCACGCGCGCCATCGAGCAGGGCCCGCAGCTCGCGTCCCGTCAGTCGTTGGACGAGTTCGGGGTCGAGCCCCCATCGCCCGGCGAGGCGGTGGAACTGGAGGTGCTCGGCGACGGCGTCGTCGACGTCGCCGGCTGCGCTTCCCCCGTGAGGTCACCACGCGACAGGCGATCCATCGCGACGTAGTGGTCCTCGGCTGCGCGGAGCACGCACATCTCCAACTCGCGGAACTTGCCTTGCTCGCGGTCGAGCCAGTCGGCGATCGTCGCAGGGCCAGGCGCCTTGTTGTTCTTGCCCTCGTGCTCATGGCGGAGCGCGAACGCAGCACCAACGCAGACCGCGCTCATGTCGCGGTCGAAGGCAAGCGCCTGCAGCAGGCTCTTGTTGCCAGGCAACACGGCCTGCGCGGCGATGATGTCTTTGGAGCGGAAGCGCAGAACGCGCGTCTGGCCGTTGAGATGGATGCGGTGACCGTCGGACATGTTGACCTCGAGAAATGGCAGTTGATGGGGCGATGCGCACGCTCAGGCGCGCGCGTCGACCTCACTGGGTGACGGTCGTGACGGCGCCCGACGGCGACAGCGTGAAGTCGCTCATGGCGTAGTCGTTGACGCCCGATGAGCGCTTCATCGTGACAGAGCACTGAAAGCGCTCACCCGGGAGGGTCGAGCCGTCGCCGTACTCGCGATACTCGGCGAAGATCTTCGTGCCGTTGCGCGCGGCGTTGCGCAGGATGATCTGCCCCGGGTCATCCTTGTCGGTGACGCACTTGATCGCGCAATCGCCGTCGACGCGCACGACCTCGTGCTCAGAGCCGAGGCCGCTGTCGTTGGTGGTGGTGTCCGCCTTGGTCGGCGAGCGGTCAAAGGTGGGCTCTTTCGCTTTGGCGACCTTCACCGTCGCCGGCGAGGAGAGCCCCACATAGAGAGTTGCGGACTTGCCGGGTACGATTGCCATCGGTGCTGCCTCCGTTTTGCGGAGACCAGCGTGTGGCCTGCAGAAGCTGCCTCAGTCGTCGGCGAATTCGCAGGCGCAGCAGACCTTCTCGTCGACGTCGAACGTCCGTTGCTTGCACATCGGGCACGCGGCGAGGTGCTTCGTCGGTGCAGGTGGGCGCGGTTCGGCTTTCGGCGTGCCTGGCATCTGGCGCATCAGCGACACGGAAAGGGTCCAGTCTTCCTCGGAGTCTTCGCCGCCGATCTTGATGACAACGACGTCGCCGCTCACGATTTCGTCGAGGAATTGCTGCAGAAGGAGCACCGCAGCGGCGTTCATGGCATCGGGCTTCACGGTCGCATGGTCGGTCAATCGAGCCTCCAGAGCGTGACGTTGAGCGAGTAGTGGCGGTCGTCGAGGAAGACCGGCGTGTCGATGGCGCGGATGTCGTAGTAGAGGCCGCCCGAATCAGCGCCGACGAAGTGGCCGGACAGGTGCAGCGCGTCGTACAGGGCCGCACTCTCGGCGCGGGCCTTGCGGCGGGCCTTGCCCGATGAATCACGAGCGAAGCGACGCAGCAGCTGCACGTCGAAGTAGCGTGCCTGGGCGTCCTGCACGTGGTCATGGCGCGTGGTCGTCAGCTCGACGAAGAGAACGTCCTCGGGCACCTCGCCGCCAGCAGGCAGCTCGCCGCCGTCGATGATGTTCATCTTCGCGCCGGTCGTGCGCCACACCGTGGGCTGCAGCTCGACGATGCGCGCAACGGTGTCGAGTTCGATGTTTCCGAGTGCGCTCATCTGGACCTCTGCGGGCGGCGACGCGTGGACGCCGGCGACGACGGCGTTGTCGGGTGCTGCGCGGGGACGCTGGCGAGGGTGGTGCCGCTTTCGACGAACAGCGCTGTGCGCTGCGCGACGCGCGAGGCCATCGACGACGACGCCTGCGAAAACGGCCGCTGCAGCCACTTCCGCTGCCGTCCGCGCTCATGCTGTGCCGCGGCGTAGTCGGCGCCGAACACGATCTGCACGGGCATGGTGCGCGTCACCGCGCGGCTGGCGACCAGGGCGCCGGTCTGGCGAGGCACCTCGGGCAGCAGCTCAGTGAGGATGTCCGAAGCAACGGAGAACTCCGCAGCCTCGAACGCGTCGACGAAGCGTGCAGTGAGCACGGCCATCTGCGCGCGGGCCTGGGCGAGGCCCTCGACGTCGAGGGCCATCATGCGGAGCCCATGCGCTGGTAGGACTCGAACACCGCGAGCACTTCGGGAGGCATCGAGACGCCACCGAACGCGTACGAGCTCGCGGTGTTGTTCGAGCTGGTGACGCGCAGGTCGTTGCCGCGGCGTTTCCACCGCGACGTAACCAGCTCGAGCACGGCGTCGGCGAGGTCTTCGGGGACGGTGAGCGTCAGCGGGCCGGCAACCTGCGTGGGCGTGACCCATCCGCCGGCATACGTCACGACGATTGAGGGCGCTTCTGTGCCCGGGAGCGGGTGGTACGACGGTCCCGGCTGCAGCTGAGGCGCCCAGGGCCATCCTGCTTCGCGGTAGAGGATGCCCGCAGTGCGGCTCTCCACGACGATGTCGGCCACGTCGGCTGCTTCGCCGTCGATGACGACCGAGGCGATGCTCACGATGGGCGTGCGGCTGAGCAGCAAGCGGTTGCCACCGGAGCCAGCAACGCGCTCAACGACAGCGGGGTCGTAGTGGAGTGGGCGGTCGATGATGCGCGCGGCAGTCATCGAGGCAGCGGTGATGTACCGCTCGACGCGAGCCCGGAGCGTGCCGGCATCGTCCTCGACGTCAATTTCGTCGAAGACCTGGGCAGCAGTCACGAGCGCGCGGGAGTCCAATGCCACGGGGGCACCTCATGCGGGGTGCCCCCGCGACGTGATCACTTCTTTTTGGCGGGCTTCGCGGCGGCGTCAGGGTCCGCGGCAGCAGCGGCAGCGGCCTCGGCGGCGACCGCGAACGGGTCAACGGGCGCACCTTTGCGGGTCGTGGCCGCGAGGAGCACGTTGCCGCTGGCGTCGACGACGTCGCCGTCTGGCTGTTCGACGCACAGCAGTTCGATGGAGTCGCGCATGCGGCTGCCGTTGATGCGGTTGAAGCCGTTCTCGGAGAGCGATGCGAGGGCGCCGGGGTTGTCGTAGCGGTCGAAGGGCTTGAGCACTCGGCAGTGGTAGATCTTCATGGGGCGTGGTCTCCGTTGGGAGTGAGAAGAGGCAGCGTCGACAACGTCGGCGCTGGTTCAGCGCTCAGGCGTGGGACGTGGCCAGCGTCACACCGCCGCCGAGGATGCACTCCTCAGCGAGCAGGACCGTCGGCGACGTGCCGCCGACGAATGCGACGGTGTGCACCATGCGCACGAAGCGACGCAGGCCGGACAAGTCGACCTCGAGGATGTTGTTCGAGTTGATGGCGATGACGTCGGGGATCGTCACCGTGGGGTTGGCCTGCGACGCAACAACATCGGCCCAGGCCGAGCCGTCCGCGCTGTCCTGCAGCTTGCTGCTGACAGCGAACGACGTCGGCGTACCGGTGACAGCACCGGTAAAGAGCTTGAACAGGGCCGACTGGAAGGCCTCGCGGTCGATGCTGAGGCCAAGGAGCGAGAAGGCCGCGGCGGCGGCGGAGGCCTGCGGGCGAAGTGCGGTGCGGCTGGTGACCAGTCCGCCAACGTTACGGGGTGCGTACATGGGAACTCCTCAAGGCAAGAGACAGGGAATGGAGAAGCGGCGCCGACGTCGACGCCGCCGTCGTCAGCTCAGACACTCACGCCGAACGCTGGACCCCAGTCGACGCTGTCGATGCGGGCGATCGACTTGCCGCGGTAGAGGTCAACGAAGTCGTGGTAGGTGTCCATGCGGAGCACCGTCTGGCGGTCCGACAGACCAGACTTCAGGTTGCCCGAGCCGTCGCGGAACGTGCCGCCGCGGAAGGCCTCGATGCCAACGCCGTCGCGCTCGTAGATCGCGAGCGAGCCGAAGTCCGCGAAGTAGACACGCGCCTTGTTGACCGTACCGCTGCCGCCGCCGTCGCCCACCTGCGTCTGTGGCAGCTGGGTCGTGCGCCCAAGAGGCACACCGCAGAACGTGCCGCCGGAGATCTCGTCGCGGAACGGGCGAGAGATGGCGCCGCCGCTGCCCTCGCTGGCGATCTGCAGGCCGCGCGCTTCGCGGTCCGGCATGATGACGCCGGGGGTTGCGCCCTGGTCCCTGTAGAAGGGCTTGTTCTCGATGCTGGTGATGCGGCCGATCGCGTTGGCGACGTCCTGCAGAATCGTCTGCACCGTGACGTTGCCGGTCGCCAGTGAGCGGTTGGCGAAGTGCGCCGTCGTCGGCTGCTCAGCCCACCAGTCCATGCCGCGGATTTCGTTCTGCGTGCCACGGCCGATGATGAACGCGCGATCGCTGCGGGCCGCCATCGCGCGGCCGATGTGCGTGCGCAGGATGGCGTCGATGGCGAACGAAGCCTCCTGAAGGAGTTCGTCGTCGAGCGCGATGGTCGCCGACAGGATGCGGCGGATGACCTGCAGGCTGCCGTCGACCGGCGAGGACTCGTTCTGCGTGCCGGCTTCTTCGCGGTAACCGACGTTGATCGCGCCATCGAGGAAGACAGCCGCGACACCACCCGCTCCGACGAGCGGCATCGACTGCGCGCCGAGGCCACGCACGACGCTGACCGCGAACAGGAAGTCGAGGAAGGTCGTCGTGAACTGGGGCGCCACGAACGAACCACCGGTGCCGATGAGCTGCGTGCCGAGCGCACGCTTGAGGAACGCCTCATCGCCGCCGGCCTTCTTCACGATGTCGCGCTGCTCCTCGAGCGCGCGGGTCGCGCTGTCGTCGGGGCCGAAGATCTTCGCGGCGGTGTCGACGGCGTCACCGATGCCGGTCTTGCCCTGCGCACCGGCGACAACCATCGCGCGCATCATGCGGAACATGACGAGCCCGCGGCCCTCACGCACGCCCTGCAGCCCGCGAGGCATGGAGCGAATGAGCGGGATGCGCTCACCCTTCCACTCGATGTGGCCCGTGCCCTCGATGCTGGAGACGGCGCGCTCGATCGACTGCTCGATGTCGAGCTGGCCCTCGCTGGCGTCGGCGCCGCGGAGCTGCGCAAGGTACGTGCTGCGCTTCGCGGTGCGCTCGCCCTTCGCATCGAGCGACTTGAGCTGCTCGTCGAGCTTGCGCGACAGCTCAATGCTCTTGTTCCGCTCCTCCTCGAGCTTCACGAGCGTGGCGTGGTTGATTTCTGCCTGGTCCTCCAGGCGCTTGATGATTTCGTCGCTGTGACCAGGCATCGCTGTCTCCTCTGCATCGCGCCTTGGTGCGCGAGACAGGAGCAGCGTCAGCCCTGCAGAAGCTGCCTCTGACGGGCCGCGGCTGCATCGAGCGCGGCGAAGTCCACAGTGGGCGCCGTCGTCGCCACGACGACCGGTGCGGTGGGCGCTGCGGCCTTCCACGCGCGCTCGGCAGCAGCACGGAAAGCGCCGTCGAAGCGCCCCTCGTCCAGCATTCGCGACAGCGCCTCAGCGATCGCGCTGGTCGACAGGCCTTCGTGGCGCGCTTCGGTCATCGCGTCTTCGTCGGCGCCGAGCGTGACCAGGCTCCACTCGTCGAGGCGGGCCGCGTCGATGTCGAGCGCCCACGGGGTGTCTTTGAGGATGTCCTCAGGTGCAGGGTGCGCGCGCAGGATGCGGAAGCCGACGCTCGCAGCATGGCCGCGGGTCGCCGAGATCTCGCCCAGCTCCCACGAGAGCGGCGAAACCTCGCGCGGAAAGAACGAAGCGACGGCGCGGAGACGGTTGTCGACGACGCTGACAACGCTGTCGCCGATGCGCGTGCCCCATCGGTCATGACCGAGCAGCACGACGGGGTTCTTCCGGTAGCGATCGAGCACCCACGCCGACGACAGAATGACGTGGCCGTCGCTCGCGCGGCGCTCCGTCGAGATGGTGAACGGCACGAGACGGCCCGCAGCAGCGTCGTCGCCGAGTGCTGCCTTCACCGCTTCAACGTCGGCATCGGTCGGAGCGGCGCGCACGCGGTCCTCGCGCACGCTGCGCACGAGGTCGTTCGGCAGCTCGATGGGCGTTGAGTTCTTGCGGGCTTCGCGGACGGCGTTGGTGAGTGCTTCACGGGTCAGCATTTGCGGGCTCCTTCTTCGGCGCGCCGGGCGCGGGCACGTTGCCAGTCGATGCGGGGTAGGGTTTGTCGCCGTCGAGGGTGGTGCTCGGCGCCATGTCCGCGAGCCCACGCACCTCGTTGATGCTGAACGCCGCGGGCAGCGCGACCATCACGGCCTTCTTGAAGTCCTTGTCGGCGGGGATCGGGCTCACGTAGTCGAGCACAAGGTCGTCGCCGAACTCGGGAACAAGCAGCGCCTGATAGAACGAGCGCAGGCGCTCAAGCATCGGCTGCGTCGAGAACTTCGCGAAGAGGTAGTCCGCGGCGTCGATCGTCGAGCGGTTCGACGACGTCAGGACGCCGAGAATCTCGGGCGGCGTGCCGAACACCTGCATGCACGTGTCGCGCAGGAATTTGCGGCCGTCGATGTACTGGTTCTCGGCGAGCGTTTGCCCCAGCGTCTGCACCCTCACCTCGCGGTTGAGGATGTGAATCTGGCCGGCCTTGTTCGCGCCGCGATGCTTGGCCTCGACCTCGGCAGAGAATCGCTTGAGCGCATCCTCGGCCATCATCTGGCCTGCGGGCGTCGGCAGGGCAGACACGAACGCCTTCGGTGCGCCCTGGTTGTAGAAGAGGCTCTTGCCCGTGAGCGCCATGTACTCATCGGTCTCGAGCTCATCGGCGAGCACGCCCGCAGTGCCGACGCCACGGCCGACGTACGGGTCGGCCGGGTCGTGCTCGCGGACCCAGATCATGTCGTCCTCGGGCACGCGAATGCTCGCACCGTTCGGCGCGCGCACCTCGAACCAGGGGCGCTCAGTGCAGGCGGTCTGCATGATGAGCGTGGGCAGGATGGGCGTCAGCTCGACGACGTCGGAGCCGTCGAACACCATCGCCTGCGGGGCCTCTCCCGCGAGGTCCATCCACTTCGACAGCAGCTCCCAGAACAGCGGGCCGGGTGCCATCGACGTGGGGTGCTCGAGCAGATCGAGCAGCGGGTGGTCGGTGACCTGCTCCAGGCGCTTGCCGGCGAGGTGCTCGGCCGCGTAGCGGTGACGGAGGTCGGGGCCGCTGCGCATGCCGGCCATGCGCGGGCCGCGCGGCTGGCCTCGAGCGGGGCGGTAGAGGGTCCACTCGACGGCGCTGAGCGCCTCGGCACGACGACGACAGACGGCATGAAGCCACGGCGTCGTCGAGTAGGCGGCGAGCAGCTCGGCGGTGCCGCGGCGCGGGAGGGTCCAGCCGCCGACGGACCGGGAGAGGGCCTCGCCGATCGCCATCGACTGCGCAGGGTCGATGCCCATCGCGCGCTCGAGCTCGTCAGGCTCGGTCGGCGCAGGGAGGGCACGCATCGGCTGCTGAGCCGGCGCGGTCCCGAAGATGGTGCGGATGCGGTCGAGGATGCCCACGGGCCCAGCGTGGGGCTCGCACAAGCTGCACCCCTGTTATTCCATGGCGCTCAGGGAACCCCCCTCGTGAAAAACCGGAAAATGTGGGCGCCCC